AACTAGATAATGGTATAGCTCTATTAGTAGGATTTGTTGCGTCCCAATAATAAATTCCTCCAGATCTAACATTAGCTATAATGTCTTCACCAAAATTATCTATACTCCATAACCGCAATGAGCTAAGAAGACCTGACTCTGAATTACCCCAAGTGCCTCCCCCCCAAGTGCCAGAACCCCAACCTGTACCAGCAACGGCAACATCTAGTCCAATACTAATTTGATACGCACCAACAGTAGATCCGCCACCATTACCAGAATCACTAGCGTTAGCAGTAACGGCATCTCCTGATGTGTCTTTTGCAGTAATTGTGTAAGTATTAGTGCTAGCTATTGTTGCAATTTCATACTCTTGATTAAGAACAGCGGCTGTAATTAAACCGCCCAAAGTAGCGGCTCCGCTAAATGTAACAAAGTCTCCTTTAGCCGCGCCATGAGATGAGTCGGTTACTGTTAATGTTGACGATCCATTAGTTGCTGCAAACGTAACATCACCAGCAGAAGTAGTAGTTCTTAATGGAGTTACATCAGTAAAAGAATCACCTAATACCTGATATAGCTTTTTACTTGTACCAAGTGCTATATATCTTTGATTACTTAAATTAACCCATTGATGTATTTTTCTACATAACCCAATAAATGTAGATGTTGCTTCATTATATTTTTTTACCCAGCCACCCATTTTTTCGGCACGTCCAGATCTCCATCTAATAAATGAAGCATCATAAAAAGCACCTTCATTATTATATGCAGTACCCTCTCGTTTTATACCTGCTTGAAAATTAAAACGTTTTAGTGGCATATTTATAAAAACCTAGACGCTACAATTGTTACAATCATAAAGGGGTAAACACCCCATATAAGTCTTTCTAACCGTTTAAACTTTTCAGACCCTTCATCAAGACGCTTTTCAATATTCTCATATCTTACAGCGCATTCTCTTTGGTGTGCCTTTATCTCACTCAAAGCCTCTTGCGCTTCGTCCATTAGTCTGACCTTTTGACAAACTTAATCGGATTGGTTGTGGCTCCTTCTTTTGCCTTACCAATATTTAACGCTGCAATTTCGACAATCTTATATAGCCTTCCAATCAACGCATCATCTTTAGGAGTGGGAGTAAGGCTGCATATAATCGATGCCGCACACACAATACCCGTTACTACAGATATTATATTAAGAACAAAATCCATTACTGTTGCTCCGCATTAGCTGCTTCTAGCTGCTGTGAATACCAATTAAATGCTGCTACATAGGTATCTAGCTGCTTTTGGTTCGCATTGATTACGTTTGTAATCTGACCAATCTCTTCTCTAAGCTCATCCATACGAGCAGTCAACATTTCAGGATTAGGAGGAAGTTGAGTAACCTCAGTTTCCTCTACAACTTCTGCGTCTACAACTTCTTTAGTGTCTTGTTCCATCTTCTGCTACTCTCCATACATTCAAATTTGCAGCGACTGTTCGCCGTTCTCCTTCACCCTCGAAAGGGTAAACCATGTGCGTCAACCAGCTAGGAAACATCAAGAACTTTCCGACTTCTGGCTTGATTACAAAACTTTGTGGGGGAGATAACCGCTCTATATCTAATAAACTATTACGGCCATAACTAAACGCGAGGCAACCATCTGCATTACCGCTAGAGTTATACAGGCTGTACTCTGGGCTTCCCGCTGTAGGCTGATCTAGGATTTGTTGTGGTACTTTTGTCCATGTGGTGCAGGAGACTCCCATAATAGTTTTAGTACCATGATCATGTATGGGATTATAATCGCCAGCGTAAGAATGAACAGACCAAAGCTCATCAATTAGCACCTCTCTTTTTCCTGTTAGCGGATTACCAGACTGAGCGCAGAACTGCTTGACGTAATCCATTGCCAAACCCTGAATCGTCCAGTTAAAGTCTTTTAGCTCATCACAAAGATGATCCATTGTAAGTTGCTGGCCGTGGGCTATTTGCCCTACTAACGTACCCGCATGACTTTTTCGTTCCTGATCTACCATCAGTTTATCGAGGTAGTCATTAAGTGTGCCTACCATATTTTCAGATAGCTGCGCCTCCAGCATAAACACCGCAGGTAGCGTATGGAATGAAAAGTGTTGCGGCTCCATTAGCTAGGAATTTTAAAGTCGTTATTAGGCTCTGGACTAACTAGTGGGTTAGTGATCACAGAATCATATTGACTAGCAAATATTTCATCCCACCTAGCCGTTGGGCAAAGGTCTTCCAGCTCCTTTTTAGTCCATTCGCCTTCAGCTTTTGGAGTAAAATTTGTAACGGTAGTTACTTTGCCATCTGCATCTAAAGGCCCGTCTTCAGTAGCACTAACTGATACATCTTTATTATTTGCATAATAATCGTCTTTGCCTTCTGTGCCTTGCTCATATCTCATAGTCAGTGACCAGCGCGTCACCTTGCCATCTGTGCTGTATGGAACAGCTTGAGTTAAGGTTTTCTTTATTGCCATCTATAGTCTCCTAATCACAGTTACATTTATCAAGCTGCTCTTTTAAATCAGAAACTTGGCTTGAAAGTTCTTGAATTGCATTTACTAAAATCGGAACAAACTTGGCGTATTTAAGACCATATTGTCCTCCGCCTAAATTAGTAGTTAAATTAGTTTTATCTGCCATCTTATACCCAGCAGCTTCTTCTAACTTTTCTACATCTTGCGCTAGAAATCCGAGATCAACTTGATCTTCTTTATGAGTTCCGTCAGGAACAACAGTATCGAGATCAATCTCATTATTTATATCTTCTTCTGTAAGATACTGCGCTCGTTTATCCCACTTATAAGTAACTGGTTCGAGTTTATTAACAAAATTCAAACCTAAGTCTAATGGCTTAACATCAGTTTTATCTCTTTTATCTGATGCGATTGTCCAATCAACTTGGATATACGCATTACTGATTGTCCCGCTACCCATGAAAATACCGTTAGAACCAGTTGTTTGATTACCCCCCGGAGAACCAGTTCTTGCTGCGTTATGCCCAAGACAAATGTTATTGTCACCAGTAGTAATGGCATAACCAGCAGCAGCACCAACCGCAACATTATTTGTGCCATTAGTGAGAGAATAAAGTGAAGCATATCCCACCGCATTATTCTGGCCTCCTCCAGTGGCCGCTAAAAGAGCAACATAACCTACACCAACATTATAGTGTGCTGTGGTGTTAGAATTACCCGCGCCTTGACCAAGAAAAACTCCATAAGCCCCGGTAGTATTTGATTCACCTGCGCCTCTTCCGAAAAATGCATTCTGACCACCTGTGGTATTTTGTTCTCCAGCTTCAACACCTACAAAAGTATTGTTAGCACCATCATTATCCTCGCCAGCCCTATTACCAACCGCCACATTGTCGTACCCAGTAGTGGTTTGCGTGGCTAAAGCTGAAACTCCAATCGCAAGATTATTATGCTGACTTTCATGTGCTTGTAGTGCTGAAGAACCAATGGCTATATTTTGACCGCCTGTAGTACAAGCCCTTAAGGCAGCGTACCCCATCGCTGTATTATTGGCCCCAGTGGTGTTGTTTTCTAAAGCTGCATAGCCGACTGCTGTAACCGCTGCACCAGTAGTGTTTTCTTCAAGAGCAAGAGATCCCACCGCAGTATTGTCGTTGCCAGTATTATTCGTTAAAGCACTAAAACCAATGGCTGTATTGTTGCCGCCTGTTGTATTGGCATCTAAAGCTACAGAGCCGACTGCTGTGTTGTTTGCGCCCGTGGTGGTCGATAATAAAGCATCAAAACCTATTGCAACATTACTTTCACCAGTTGTCACAGCATTTCCAGCCCTATAACCGACAGCGGTATTTGCATCTGCTGTGCTGTTGTTTTCTAAAGCACCTTTACCAACCGCCACCATCCTGTCGCCAGTGGTGTTAGCACTAGCAGCACTTTTGCCGATGGCAACATTATAATCAGCCGTTGTGTTACTACCCAATGCGTTATAACCAACCGCAACATTTTCTCCACCAGTGGTGTTAGCTTTTAGTGCATCCTGACCAAGGGCTGTATTTTCTGAAGCTGTGGTATTAGCCGTCAAAGTATCTCTTCCAACAGCCACGTTGCTTGATCCGGTAGTGTTTGCTTCGCCAGCCTCATGCCCTACAAAAGTGTTGTTTTCACCTGTGGTGGTTAATGCGCCACTTTCAGCCCCGATAAACGTATTGGATTTCCCAGTGGTAATAGTTTTACCTGCCTCATAACCCACCGCCACATTATAAACCTCAGTAGCCGTGGTAAAGTTTTGTGCTAGTAAAGCCGAGTAACCTAAAGCAGTTGACCTAGAGCCTACTGTGTCTCCACCTAAAGCGTGCATTCCAACTGCCACATTTAAACCACCAGTAGTTAAAGAATCACCAGCTAAAGGCCCAATAAGCGTATTTTGAATACCTGCGGTTACTAATTTACCAGCTTCAAAACCAAATGCTGTGTTATAAGCATGATCGCCAGCGTCTTGAGTTTGAAGGGCTGATGCTCCCACAGCCGTATTGTTTGAATGTCCATCTTCTGTCATCAACGCTTGATAACCAATGGCAACATTAGAATCACCAGTGGTAAGCGCACCACCAGCGTTATACCCAACAGCTACTGTACGAACCCCAGTAGTTACCGCATCCGCAGCACCTTTACCTACTGCGGTGTTTTCTGATCCTGTGGTATTTGCCCCTAAAGCACTATGCCCAACGGCTGTGTTATTTGAAGCTGTGGTGTTTGCGTCTAATGCCTGATACCCAATGGCGACATTGTTACCACCAGTGGTGTTTGCGTCCATTGCTTTACGACCAACGGCAACATTCTGCGCTCCCGTGGTTGTCGTATCCATCGCACCACTGCCCACCGCTGTATTGTAATCAGCCGTGGTTGCTGAAGTTAATGCTGATCTTCCAATCGCCGTATTGTGAGAACCTGTGCTGTTTGCGTCTAAAGCCGCTTCGCCAATGGCCGTATTTTGCGCTCCTGTGGTTGTTGCTCCTCCAGCTTCATCACCAACAAAAGTGTTGTCAGACCCAGTAGTCAACGCATCACCAGCGTTTTCGCCAATAGCCACGTTATCTGTACCTGTGGTAAGCCCTGTGCCAAACGCACCTGAACCCAACCCTACGTTGCCTGTACCGCCTAGTACGTCGAGTACATCAGTGACTGCAGCGCCTGAACCAGCACCGTCTGTGGCGATCATTCTAATACCGCCATTTGGTATGACTACATTTGCGCCTGTGCCTTGGCTTAATGTAACTGTATTACCAGCAGAGTTTTGAACCACCCATACGTTAGAAAGAGTGTTTGGAGCTAACGTGACTGTACAAGCCTGTGAGAGAGATCCTGTCAGAGTAAGGGCCAAAGAGCGAAATGCATCACTAGCACCGTCAGCCATCGTAATGGTTGCTGTACTAGCGTCCGAAAGAGCCTCGCTTCCCGTCCCAAATTTTTCAGCGATTAGCTCCAAATTAGTATTTGTACTTGTTCCCCAAGTTCCCGATTCATCGCCAGTGGCGATTTCTTTTAATCTTAGGTCATTAACGTAAGTTGCCATTTATGCTACCTCTTTCCAATTAGGTGTCTGGCTATCGTCAATAGCCGTCCAATTAGGAGTTTGACTTGTGCTAACTGCTGACCAGTTCGCTGTTTGAGCGTCATCAACCAAGCTCCAAATATTTGGAGTAGTGGTCGACACTGTAACCGAATTACCCGATACCCCAACAATTGCATCACCATTGATGCTAACGCTTGCCGTAGACGCGACAAGCTCTGTACTAGTGACAGGAATCGTATTGCTTGTAATCGCTGTAACGCTGCCAACAGATGCTGTCGAAGAGTTTCCTGTCGGGGATACCGTTGCTGTACCAGTAGCCGTAACCGATCCCAGACTGACTGTAGACGAGTTTCCACTTGGCGATACGTTTGCATCGGCAGAAACCGATACCGATCCAACCGATGCGGTAGCTGCGTTACCTGATGGCGATACATTTGCCGTACCTGTGACACTAACCGAACCAACGCTTGCAGTAGCAGCATTGCCAGATACAGACACACTCGCACTAGCGGATACAGATACCGATCCGACAGAGACTGTTGCCGAATTTCCTGTTGCTGTGACATTCGCATCCGCGCTGACCGAAACAGATCCAACAGACGCTGTGCTTGCTGGGAAAGCAGCTCCATTGCCCCACGTTCCCTCACCCCATCCATGAGTTGAGGAATTCCAGCCATCAAGTGCAACTTTGACATCTGCCACATTATTCCTTACGCAATCCTAATTATCGCGTTACTGGCATCTGCTGTTGGAAAGGCAATAGTAAAGTCACCGCTTGTAGATGTCTTATCTGCGCCAAAATCTAATACAACCACCGCTCTATTAGCTGATCCTGCTGTAGTAGAAGAATTATAAATTAACGCTCCTCTTGCAGTAATTGAGCTACTAGACCACGTAGTATCAGCAAAATCTGTAAGCGCTGTAGTTCCTGATGTGGTCGGATCTACATTAGTTAGCGTATTACCGCCAGCCGTATAACCTGTGCCTGTAGCAGATACTTCGTTAGTTGTTGCGTAAGCAGTAGTAGATGCTGACATAGTTGCGCTACTAGTAAACAAAGCAATCTTAAATGTATTGCCTGTTCCTGTGGTAGTTGTAGTGCCACCACCAGCGCCATTATGAAAGTTATGTATTCCTTGCAACAACTCGGATTTAAACGAGGTTGTTACAGCTTGAGTAATAGCCAATTTATAATCTCCTTATAATATCAGCCATATCTTCATGGCCTTGTTTACTTAGCATATTATGCAACGTTGTTTGATTGCTTAATATTGCATCTTGGC